TAAGGTTTGCGAGGCCCAGGGCGCCAGAACCTTAAACCATGAATATACCCAGGGCTACCTGAGAGCGAAGGCGGATGAGTCAGCTCACAAGGCAGACATTACTCAGGACCGCGTTCTGCAAGAGATTACCCGGTGCGGCATGTACGATATGCGCAAGCTGTTCAATGAGAGCGGCGACCCGCTGCCCCCGCATGAGCTGGATGATGATATTGCCGCGGCTGTCGTGGGCCTGAAAGTCACCGCTTTACCGGGCGATGAGGATGGCAAGGGCGTCTGCCGCTATGAATACAAATTGTCAGATAAAGGGCCGGCGCAGGAAAAGCTGATGAAGTTCTTGGGGTTGTATGAGAAGGACAACGATCAGAAAGCGAAGTCCCTGGCCGAATTGCTCCAAGACGTCCGCAATAACGAATGAATCGTAACGCCGAAATCAGGCTAGGGGATGCCTACCTGGCCGCACTGGCAGACGGTGAGTTGACAGCAAAGGCGCACATTGTCGAGGCGCTGTCGATTAAGTGGTTCCGCATCAACACCCTGTATTACATCAAGGACAAGGGTGGGCGGAAGATCAAGTTCCACCCCAATGCCGCGCAACGTGAGCGCTATGTGAATGGTCACTCGCGCAACATCATTCTAAAAGCCCGACAGCTTGGCTTTACCACGTTTGAAATGATTGACGCGCTGGATGACTGCCTGTTTACGAAAAACTTCAGCGCCGGGTGTATCTGTCACAACCTGGACGATGCCAAAGATATTTTCCGGAACAAGATCACCTTTGCGTATCAGAACATTCCCGACACCTGGCTAGCACTGTTTGAGAAAATTGGCTTACGGTTTCCCCGGCCAGTGAGTGACAAGGGTGGATCTGGCGCCTACGTATTTGATAACGACTCCAGCATCAACGTAAGCACCAGTTACCGGGGCGGCACGCTGCAACGGCTGCATGTGTCTGAGTTCGGCAAAATCTGCAAGCGCTACCCGCACAAGGCGCAGGAGATTGTGACCGGCGCGTTTGAGGCGGTCGGTATTGGCAACCAGATCACTCTGGAGTCCACTGCCGAGGGCCGGGAAGGGTACTTCTTCGATTACTGCCAGCAGGCGCAGCACCTGCAAGAGCTTCAGCGCGCACCGACGGACCTGGACTTCAAGTTCCACTTCTTTCCGTGGTGGCAGGAACCGGCTTACACAATGGAACCCAAAGCGGTTTCGATCCCGCAGCGGCTGCAGGCGTATTTCGAGACACTGGAACACAAGCACAAGATCCCGACCACGCCGGGGCAGCAAGCCTGGTACGCCAAGAAATCACAAACCCTGCTCGATGATATGGAGCGGGAGTACCCATCTACGCCGGAGGAAGCCTTTCAGCAGTCGATTGAAGGCGCCTACTACGCCACGCAGATGCAGTTCCTGCGCAAGAACAAGCGCCTGACCACAGAGGTTCAGGTAAATCCGCAGCTGCCTGTGTTTACCGGCTGGGACTTGGGCATGAACGACACCATGGCCATCTGGTTCGCGCAGATTGTGGGCCGCGAAGTGCATCTGGTGGATTACCTGGAAGGCGAGGGCGAGGGCATTGAGTTCTACGCCGACGAATTGAACAAGAAAGGCTACCGCTACGGCGGGCACTTCGGGCCACACGATCTGGCGGTGCGGGAACTAGGCACCGGGCTGTCCCGCTCAGACGTGGCCAAGCAGTTCGGCATCAAGTTTGAAACCATTCCGCGCATCAGCAACCACGCCGAGGGCATTCAGGCGGTGCGCCAGTTCCTGCCTGTTTGCTGGATTGATGAAGAAGCCTGCGCACAGGGCGTCAACTGTATCGACAACTTCCGCAAGGAATGGGACGACAAGCGGGGCGTTTACAAGGACCGGCCACGACACGACTGGGCCTCTCATGGCGCCAAAGCGCTGGAAACCCTGGCTCGCGCCGACCTGTTTGCTCGACTGTCCCGACAAGATTTCGCCAAGAGCCGACCGCCATCACGGCGCGGTAATTGGGCAGCACACACCTAGAGGTAAGCTATGGCAATTCTGGAATCCGGCAAGCCGGTCAACCTGAATCAGCGCGAAGTGGCTGTCATTGTTGCAAAAAGCATTTCCGAAACCGGACTGCCGGTGCCCTCGGAGAAGATTCGCAACGACAGCAATCACATTCAGATCGACCCGATTGTTCTGGAGGCAAAGGTAACTCAGCCCAAGATGGGCGTGCGCCTGCAGTTTTACACCAGAGATGACTTTCAGGTGGATTTCAACGTCAACATTGAAGACTTTCAGGCTGACCCGCACGGCTATATGACCGATTTGTTTGAACACCTGGGCAAGATGCTGCGCAACGGGTTGAAGATGCGCCGGAACACCAAGACGATGAACAGCGCCATGTACGACATTCTGACCAAAGAGGCTGCCGCCAATGGCTAACCTTGGACTCTTGCAGTACAAGTCCGCTGGAGATTTGCGCACCGAAGAAGTTCACGAGGCGCAACAACTGGAAGATGAGCGCACCCGGCAATCCAAAATGCTGGAAAGCTCCCTTGGCTCCCACATACGTCGCTGCTGGGAAGAGGCCAAGATGGCCAAGCAGGAAGCGGAATACCGCCTTCTGGACTGCCTCAGGCGCCGTAAGGGCGAGTATGACCCCGGCAAGCTGGCTGCCATTCGCGCAGAGGGTGGCAGCGGCGTCTTTATGATGCTGACCACCACCAAATGCCGCGCTGCCTCGTCGTGGATTCGTGACATTCTGATGCCGGCCACTGAAAAGCCGTGGGGCTTGTCGCCAACCCCGATTGCCGAGGTGCCGACCGAGTTCCTGCGGCCGATCTTCAGCCAGTTTATGCAGCGGGCCGTGATGGAGTCGCAAGAGTCGGGCCAGCAGCCGGACCCGCAAGCGGTAATGAAAGCTGCCGAAGACCATATCCGTCATGCCGCACAGGAAAAGGCCGAAGATGCCGCCGAGCGCCATGAGGAAGTGATCGCGGATCAGTTGGCCGAAGGTAGCTGGGATTCGGCGCTGGGGGATTTTGTAGACGACTTCACCACGTTTCCCAACGCTTTTATCCGAGGGCACAATCTGCGCCGTGTTGCGTCACTGGCCTGGATGGAAGGCTGGAAGCCGATCAAGACGATGGAGGTCAAGCCGGACTGGTATCGCGTATCGCCGTTCGATATGTACCCGAGCCCGGACGCCACCAGCATTGATGACGGCGCCTATATTCTGGAGCGCTGCCGGTTTACCCGAGGCCACCTGAACAAGCTGATTGGGGTGCCGGGTTACAATGAAGAAGCCATTCGAGCGGTGCTTGACGAGCATGGCCAAAGCGGCTTGCGTGACTGGCTGTGGACCGACGGCGAGCGGGCGGAACTGGAAGGACGAGGCCATGAATGGCTGACCCGAGGCCAGACCATCGACGGCCTGATTTATTGCGGCGGAGCGCAGGGCACCAGTCTGCTGCAGTGGGGCGTGAATCCGGACGACGTAGAAGACCCGCTGGCCGAATACGAAGTAGAGGCCACGCTGATTGGCAATCACGTCATTCGCGTAAAGATCAACCGCGACCCGCTGGAACGCCGCCCGTATCACACCGCCAGTTATCAGCCGGTGCCGGGTTCGTTCTGGGGGCAAGGCATTCCGGAGTTGATGGCTGACATTCAGGACGTGTGCAACGCCACCGCCCGGTCGCTGGTCAACAACCTGGCCATTTCCTCCGGCCCGCAGGTCGAGGTGTATCACGAGCGCCTGGATCCGACAGAAAACGCCGACGACATTTACCCCTGGAAAATATGGCGCACCAAAGACTCAACCATTACCGGCAACAACCCCGCCGTGCGCTTCTACCAGCCGAGCAGCAATGCCGCTGAATTGTTGGGCGTGTATGAGAAGTTTGAGCTCCGCGCTGACGACGCCACCAATATTCCGCGCTATTCCTACGGTAACGAGAATGTAGGCGGGGCAGGCCAGACTGCATCCGGCCTGTCCATGCTGATGGAGAGCGCCAACAAGGGCATCAAAGACGCTATCCGGCACATCGACCGGGGCGTGATTCGCCGTGTCATTGAAGCGCTGTGGCTGCACAACATGCAGTACAGCGACGACAACAGTATCAAGGGCGACGTGGCCGTGGTGCCGCGAGGCTCATCTGCCATGCTGATCCGTGAGCAGACCCACCAGATGCGGGCGCAGTTCTTGCAGATGACCGCCAACGAGATTGATATGGGCATTATTGGCCGGGAAGGCCGCCGCGATCTTCTGGAAGCCGTGGCTGAAAAGCTCGATATGCCCGGACTGATACCCTCAGAAGACAAGATGCTGGAGAACGCCAAGAATCAGGGCGAGTCCCAGCAGGTCATGCAGCAACTTGAGCAGGCTATTAAGCAGGCTGAAGTCCGCGAGAAGTCAGCCAGTGCCGCCAAGAGCGAAGCGGAAGTCGCTGAAACCGAAGCGGACACCCAGGAAACCGCAACCATGACCCCGCTGAAGGCCCGCAAGCTGATGGCGGAAATCCTCAACATGATGCAGCAGCAAGAGGTGTCCCTTGGACGAACAGGAATGGAAGGCGTTGGCCCGAATCGCAGCCTCGCAGGACGGCCAGCGCCTGGCGGCTATCCTTCACAGGCGCCGGGAGGAATGCCGGGATCAACTGGAACGGGTGCCGGACCCGGCCCAAATCCACAATCTCCAGGGCTGCGCTGACACGCTCAAGCAGATAACTGACAACCTCAACGAAGCCCGCGAGGTCGTCAACAAAAAATACTCACATTAAGCGTGCCCGGTTCGCCGGGCCTCACACAAAAGCCGCTTCACCAGTAATGGGAGGCGGTTTTTTTGTGGGCGAACGCTCAGTGCCCGGAAGGCCAACGGCGCTGAATCCGTGAACCCGAATCGTGAACCCCGGCAATGACCGGCTCACCGCGCAGATAAGCGCACAGGAGTTGAAATGAAGTTACCCCGTAACGTCCAGCAGCAGGCCGACGCGGCCAAACGCCACTTTGAAGCCCTCCAGAACCCCGAACCTTCGGCTCCGGAAGCGGAAACAAAGACGCCTGATGCACCGGATACTGCCACGCAATCCGCAGAACCCGAGCAGAAACCCGAAGACCACAAGCACTCCCAGGGCGAAGACCCAACCCCAACCGACGAGCCCAAGCGCTCCGAAGCCTACTGGGAACACCGCTTCAACGTCATCAACGGGAAGTACGCCGCCGAGGTGCCTGCGCTGCAGGAAAAGGTCAGAAACCTGACCGGGAAACTCGATGAGGCCAACCGCCAGATTACGGAGGCAAAAGACGCTTCCGCCAAATCCACCAACCCTGGCGGGCTAACAGCCGAGCAGATCGAGAAAGGCAAAGAAGAGTTTGGTGAGGACTTTGTGTCCTTCGTTCAGCAGATGGTGGGCAGCAGTCGAGTCCCGGACAACAGCGCTGAGGTCAAAGAACTGAAAGGCGAGCTTGATTCGATCAAGCGGCAGGAGCGTCAGAAGACCGAGGCTTCGTTCTGGACTGCGCTGGAAGATCTGGCGCCCGATTACAAGGCCATCAACGCCGACCCCAAGTTCCACGCCTTCCTGGCTCAGTACGACCCGCAGACCGGAGTCCAACGTCAAGACAATCTGACGAAGGCGCAACAGGCACTGGATGCAGACGGTGTAGCCGACGTGTTCAACGCCTTCAAAAAACAGCAGCCGCAAGCCAAGCAGCAGCGCATTCCCGATGACCAAGTAGACCCGCCCACCAGCCGATCAACAACCACGCCAGAAGGCGGAAAGATCTGGACTGGTGCCGAAATCAAGGCGTTCTACACCAAAAAGGCCAACGGGAAATACGGCGCTGATGAGGGCAAGCGACTGGAAGCCGACATTTTCGCCGCACAGCGCGAGGGTCGTGTGCGATAACGCCCCGGCCCCGCCTCGCGGTTCATTGATTCTACGAGGAAATTATCATGACAGGTCCAAATCGTGATGCAGGTCATCCGGACTATTCAAGCACCAGCACAAGCGGCTTTATCCCCTCCATCTGGAGCGGCAAGCTGATTGACAAGCTGTATGCCTCGACCGCGTATGCGGAGGTGGCAAACACTTACTACGAAGGTGAAATCAAAGGACAAGGTGACTCGGTTCAGATTCGAACCACGCCCACCCTGACCATCCGCGACTACGACGTGGGTGGCGGCCTGACGTATGAGAAGCCAACCAGCGACAAGGTTGAGCTGCAAATCAGCCAGGCCAAGTATTTTGCCTTTGAGGTGAACGACATTGACGCCTATCAAGCCGACATTGGCCTGATGGATAACTGGTCCGACGATGGCGGCCAGCAAATGTCGATTGAGATTGACACTGACGTAAACGCCTATGCGTACACCGAAGCGGCTGCGGCCAACGCGGGTGCGGCTGCAGGCGCCAAGTCGGGCTCCCTGAACCTGGGTGCAGCCGGTGCGCCGGTCGTTATCACCAAGGGGAACATTCTGGATGTTCTGGTTGATTGCGGCACGGCATTGGACGAGCAGAACGTTCCGAACATGGACCGTTACGTAATCCTCCCTGCGTGGATGAACGGTATGCTCAAGAAGTCCGATCTGCGTGATGCGAGCACCATGGGCGACACCACGTCGGTGTTCCGCAACGGCAAGGTGGGCGAGCTTAAATCATTGAGCCTTCACTGAGCAATCAGTGTCGAAAATCGGGTGAACTCAGGGAAAGCTAAACCGTTTTGATATAACTACCATCACGGCACGCTAATCCTGATCCAAGCCGCCTAAAATGGTTCCCTTACGGAAGGGATGTAAGGCGGAAGGTGCAGAGACTAGAGGGTGAGGAACCAAACCAATAACCCCTCCACGAGCGCCCGACACCCCACGAGGGTGATGATATAGTCCGACACTCCGGGGAAATCCGGAGAGCAGGGAATTAAAATACCCTGCATAACAGATGGATCGCTTCACGGTGTACGTGAACAACAACCTGTCTACCGTGACGGACGGCACCACCACCAACCAGTGCACTAATGTGATCTTCGGTCACAAGAAGGCGCTGACCTTCGCCAGCCAGATGACCAACATGGAAACCCTGCCGAATCCGAATGATTTCGGCAAGCTGGTCCGTGGCCTGAACGTCTATGGCCGCAAGGTTATCGACCCGAACGCCATCGGCCATCTGTACGCTGAGAGAGGCTAAACCCACTGACGCAGAGCCATCCTTCGGGGTGGCTTCGCTATTTCAGGAGTAACGCATGGACATCATCAAAGCCCTGGAAGGGGCCAAGACCAAAGACGAACTGGAAGACCTTGGCATTGAGCACCTGGGAGTCGATGTGGATAAGCGCAAAGCCAAGGAAGTGATGCGGTCTGAATTGTTGGCCGAGGCTGAAGATCAGGCTGGGGTAGAGGCTCCCGCACCGACACCCGAAAAGCCGCAAGCCAAACCCGTTGGCCGTATGGCCCGCAACAAAACCACTGGCCGAGTTATGCCGTGGACGGCTGCAATGGCCAATTATTCGCACATGGAGGAAGTCTAACCCATGGCCGTTACCACCATTGCTGTCATCATCAATAACGCCAAGCTGGTTCTGCAGGAAATCACCGCAGCCGGCACCCGCTGGACAAACGAGGAATTGATTGGCTGGCTGAATGAGTTTTATCAGGCAGCGGTACAGTTACGGCCAGACGCTTTTTCCGTCAATGAATATTTGGTGCTGACTGCCGGCACCAAGCAAGTAATCCCGGCCAGTGGCTTGCGATTGCTGGATGTGATTCGCAACGACAGCGGCATGGCCATCATGGTCACGACCCGTCGCGCACTGGATTCAACCCGCCGTACTTGGCATTCGGACACCCAAAGCGCTTTTATTGAGCAGTTCGTTTACGACGAGCTAGATCCGACCCGCTTCTACGTGTACCCACCGGCTACTGCAGGCGCCTCCGTTGAGGTTTTGTATTCCGCTGTACCTACGCCGCACGATGCTGAGCCAGGCTTATCAGTGACCGGCTTGGAGTTATTTAAACTCAATGACGCTTACGCCCCGGTCGCCACCGATTACATTCTGTATCGCGCTTACAGCAAGGACGCCGAACACGCGGCCAACCTGCAGCGT